TCTTATAGCGTTTCTAATTTTTGATCCATGGTTAGGTATAGGTTGATATGGTTTTCATGATTTAAAATTTAAAGGATGCTTATCTTGAGGGTTCTACAACGGCCGCCTGAGCGTAGCGAAGGAGGGAGGAGGATGCGAAGCATCCGGGGGTCCCCTGCCTCCCTTTTTCTTTTTTTGGTTCTTTTTTTCTTTTTAATTTAACAAATCAAGTCAAGGATTTCGGATTTACGCTTTAAATGCCTCTTATAGCGTTTCTAATTTTTGATCCATGGTTAGGTATAGGTTGATATGGTTTTCATGATTTAAAATTTAAAGGATGCTTATCTTGAGGGTTCTACAGAATTTAAAACGATATTTTTGAGTTGTCTAAATCCGACTTTTTTTAAATCAATGCACTGCGAATCTTTCTAAATAATAAGTAGAATAAAGGCCCTACCCCTTTGGGGGGCCTTTATTCTTTTCTTATTTCTAGGGCCGCCTTGAGTCAGGCCTGACCTTCAATATGGATCGAGCTTTCGGCCATTGTGCGATGGTTTGGCTTTGGGCCTTCGTGCGGAATTTTTGGGCCTTCGTGCGGAATTTTTGGGCCTTCGTGCGGAATTTTTTGAACCTTCAAAATTAATAAATTGTTCTGTTTTTTCTCAAATTCCTGAATGATATTTAAATCTTTTAATTGAATTAAAGTTTCCTTCAATTTTCTTTGAAATTCATATTTTCCCCATTTGGAATTAGAAGGCTCAGTTATTAAAGATTGGATATGTATTGGATTTAAAAAATGGATATTTTCAAAGGATTCAATATAACCATAAAGAAATTTTCCCATATCGGTTTGAATCTTATTCCAAATTCTAAAATCTATTTCTACATAGCCAGAATTTAAAAATAAACAAAAATCTGGATTTAAAGAACATTTAATCCAACCATCCTCAATACAATATTCATTATAAAAAATTATGGGAATAAATTTATAAGAATCAATCTTTCCTTTTAAATTTTTTTTTAATATATCGAATCTAAAATGACCAAAAAAAGTACAGGCTTTTTCGATATTTTTATAATGATATCCATCATCTCCCAGACCTGCGGATCTCAAAATGTTAATAATTTTCAGATTTTTTGGGCCAAAAGGATCTTCTTTAAAACGGGAAATTTCTTTAATTATCCCAAAAAAATAAGAAGCAAAATTGATTCCCATTTGTGGCCCATATAAAGCTAAACTATATTTATCATTATCAATTAAATCTATTCTTTTAACTTGATATTCCTCTATTAAAAATGGATTTTTATTTTTTGAATTTTTATTTTCTTTCATTTTTAGAACTCCTTTTTGGAAAAAGGTATTTGGTAAATATAAAAAATTTTCCTTTGGAGGTATTAACCTATTTTTTTTTGAAAGAACTGGATCATTTTTTTTTTGGACGGATTTTTCTTCTTTTTTTTCAATGGAATTCTGTGGTGGTAAACTGAAAAAAAAATCACTAGCGATTTTCTTTTTTTGTAGAAGATTCTCATTTTCTTGACTATCCATGGCATTTTTCTCCTTTATTGCCATGGCACAACTGAATTTTTTCCTTTAAATAGCCTTCTTTTTCTTGTTGAAACAAGATCCCTCTTGTATTATGACAACAGGGGAGAATGGCCCCTAAAAGAAACTAGATCATGGTCTCGAAAACTACAATCTAGCTTCAAGTTATGCCTTGAAGTTTTAGGGCCTTCTCCTTTTATTTAAAAAATCCAGGTCCCATAGTTAAATGGATTTTTTAAATAAAAGGAGAAGGCCTTTTTTGAAAGCTTAAATTAAAATGGTCTAATCTTCAATGAAATTAAAGATTTAAAATTCCCTTCTATTTTGATTTATCCTTCTGATAAAAATTTACATTTAATAATATTATTGAATTTTTCTGAATCGAATCTTTTCTCAAAAAGTTCAAAAGAAATAAATAAAAAATGATTTCCAAAAATGTCAATTTTTTCATAAAGAAATCCCCTATGAAAGAAATTTCAATTTGAAAAAACTTGACCTTATTTAGAAAATGCCCCAAAATTGATTTATCTGTTCTGGGGCATTTTCCGATTGATTCCATTTTTTCATTTCTAGATGAATCATCTCCTAAAGGCTATTTAGGAGATGGTCTATCCTTTTTAAATGTATTTTAATTTAGGCTTTTAGATGGGAAACCTCCTTATTTCCAATTGATTTTGATTCCCTAAATTATAGAATTAAAGCCAGTACAGGGTCAATTGAATGAAAAAAAAAATATTTTCTTACTTCTTATAGTCAATGAGAAAAGAAGGATGGTTTTTAAGATTAATTCTCCGACGATCATATCCCAAAGTTGTATTGATATTTTTATGACGAGCAAAATAACAGGCCGACCGAATACCGGCCTTTTCAGATAAATGGGAAATGGCAGTCACCCGAAACCAATGGGCCGTGATCTTTTTTTTAAATCCGAATCTTTTAACCCGATCTTTTATGAGCCAGCGGATTTGAATAAGTGAGAGCCTTTTTAATTTCCCTTTGGAAGTTATCAAAAATCCTTTTTCAATTCCTTCAATATCTCTTTTGGCCCTTAACTTTAAATATTTTAAAATAAGTGGAATCAGGGATTTTTTTAGGGCCATATATTCCCCTGAGCCACCTTTACCCTTGATAAAGATATAAGAAACTCCCACCTTATTTAAGCTGATATCCGCTAAATCTAGGTTGAAAACCTCCTCAATTCTAAGTCCCAAATAAAGGAAAATATGGAAAATCAGACGGTCCCTCACTCGTACGAATTTTGACTCTAAACCTGAATAGTCCGCATTTAAAAACCCAAGGGCCTCAAGATCGGATAAACCAGGAGTTTTCCTGACAGGGGCCCTTTTTGGAATGGCCAGGAATTTTAAATAGGATTCGCCTATATAGTCCAATTGAAAAAGAAATTTATAAAAAAGATAAATGCAATGAAGTTTATTTTTTATAGAGAGCAATCGGTTATTCCCTTTATGGAGTTCTTGGGAATATTCGTTGAAAAAATCCATTTGGAGATGTTCAACTTCTAAAATACTTTTTGACTTAAGCCATTCCAAAAAGGGATTAATATTTTTAAGATAGGTTGTCCTAGTATTAGGATTAGAATAAGAATCAAGGAATCTTTTAAATAAAGGCTTTAGTTCCATAAAATTTTGTTAGAAACAAAACTTTTTTTAAAATGGAAAGAAAAAACTTCAGGAATCGAAATTCCTGAAATCTTTTCCCATAAAGAATTTTTAAGGTTAATTGCCAAGCCTAAGAGTTTAGGCGTTGAAATTGCTCTGAAACATTAATGAACTCGTAAACCCATTTACGCTTTTTAGGCGTATTTCGCAAAAAATCGGTATATCCCTCTAGGATATTTTTCCCATTCTCCATGATATCCAAATCCTTTAGCTTTTGTCCCTGGTAGCGTCCTTCGGGGATCACATAGCTTTGGATTGAATTACTTTCAAGATCGGGTTTTTGTTTCTTAAATTGAAAATCGGATGCCACCTTTGGGCCTGAAACCAAAGGGGCCTTGATTGTCTGGACAGCCTTCTTTTTTTCGGTTTTAACTTTAAAAGGATGCATGATAAGAGGCTTATGCATTTCTTCGCGTGTTGGTTCTCTTCCTATAGCGGCATTTCTTAATGCTCTACCTATGGCTGATGTTTCAGAAATCTCATACCAACAAGCATTATTGAAAGGATCTTCTCTATCTTGAAATTCTTGGGCGAATCCGGTTGCAATTGGAGTATTATCTTTCAAATCGCGATAATCTCGATAAATAGATGCCTTAAAAATAGCTTCAAATTTATCCGCCCTAATCATTTCAGTTATAATCCGTCCATCTGGATATTTTTTGTAAAAAAAATCAATTCTGTCTTTAACTAATTCATAATCTTGCAAATTATCCATTATTATTTCCTCCTTCTATTATTTTAATCTCTGGTTTTATTCGTGAAATATGGCCGATGCCTGGTATGTTTTTGGCGTTTAGATAGGCCAAAAACCGATCGGCCATTTTTATTGACTCTTTAATCAAGGAATTATTTTTTTTAAATTCCCTAAAAAAAACTTCAATCTTTCCTTGCTCGTTTTCATAGGCCATGCCAACCGTTATTTGTTCAAAACCTGTAAGCATCAAAATCCAATTAACTTGATAGAGGTAATCAGCATTGACGTAAGGATCAAGGGAGTTGGCCCGGAAAACTCCGTCTTTGAATTTTTTAAATTTTTTTGCATCCTTAGTAAATTTAAACTCAAAGGGCCCAAACTCGAAGTCAAAGCCGTCAAGAGAGGCCCGATACTGGGGATTTTTTTTGGATTGAATGCAAAAGGGTTGAAGCCGTTTTCCAGTCTTTTCAAAAAAGACTTGGCCTAGGATTTTTTCCCCAAAGTCTCCATTTTTTTGAATGGATTGCATTTGATAAAAAGCGGCCCGTTTTTCCTCGGGTGTTCTCTCGTCGATTTTTTCCTCAAAAATCCCTAACTTTTCCTTTAAAAGATTTGCAAAGGTCATTGAGCTTGGATTTCTAATTTTAGAAATGTCCGAGGCGGTAATGCCACCATTTCGCCATTTAAACCAATCAGGCGAGCGTTGAATAAGATCAATAATTTCAAACATGAAAAAAACCTCCTTTTAGTGTTAACGCACAATATCAAAAAAGATTTAAAATTTGCAATATTAAATTTTTCGGACTATAATTTTTTCATTAGTTAACCTATTGAAATTAAAGGGTTTTTATGGAAATGGATTTCAATAAAAATTTTTCCGAAAATCTTAAAATGCTTAGAAAATTTCGGGGATTAACCCAGGTTGAAGTCTCTGAAAAACTAGGTATCGACTCCCAAAATTATTTTAGGTGGGAATCAGGGAAAAACATTCCAAACTCAGATACCATCGAAGAGCTCTCAAAAATCCTCCAAAAACACCGATCATTTTTTTTCGCTGGTTGATTTTTTTGACGGGCCCCTTATTTAAATCTACAATTTAAAAAAACAATTTTTTAAAAGGAGTAATGATTTATGAAAACAAAAGAAACTGAAACAGAAATGAAATTAGTTAAAGGCTCAACTAGGATGGTTTTTCCCAAAAAAATCCAAACAATAGGCCGCGAGGCATGGACTGAGCAAATGGAAGAGGCCTTTAAAGGCCTAAAACTCTCAACCGAGCAATGGGAGGAAATCTACAATATCCAGGCGCAATTTTATTTTAAGGCATTCACAAAAGGTTATCCGATTGCAATGGCCGGCCTTGGCAACATTACTCCCACCGAAATGGATCATAAATTAATAGCAGTTGAGGAAAACGAAGAATTGGAATTAAAACTTCCCAAAGGCGTTTATCCAACTTTTTATAGTAATACTGAGCTACGAGGTAGCATGAACTAGAATCTTTTTCGCTTTTACGGTCAAAAGAGGCCCCAAGGAAAGGGGCCTTTTTTTTTAAATAGATGTTAAAATAAAAATGCCAGGAAGGCATTTAGGCCCAGGATGGGCCATTTTTCAATGATTGATTTCAATATTTAGGCCTTTCTTAGTCGGATCCACAATGGGCCGAATGATTCCTTTTTCCTTTAGGATTTTAAATTTGAATATAGTTTCGCAATTTTTTTCCTTATCGCAATTGCATTTAAATACATTCTCCTGGCCAAATTCAAGATCCTCGGATTCCTCATGCACTTGGGGATTTTTGTTTTGGGATGAACAGGAAATTAAAATTAGAAAAATAAAATTTCTCAAGGCACTCCCCAGTAGTCCTTTTGAGATTGTTCCAATGCAGTTAAATCATTCCCTGAGATTCCTGAATTAAACATAATGAATTCGGAGAATTTTCCGGTCCATCCGATATTGGAGGAATTATTACAAGCACCAATCCAAAATGTTCTAGTGGTGGTGGTATGAGAAGTTGAAGCTATGCTATTATTTCTAATCTTTTCTATTCCGTCCCACCTTATCGCCCCATAAGTTGAGCCTCTGATAAGGTTTAACCGTTTCCAGTTATTTGCTACATCCCCATAAGCTCCTGCGGTCCTGCAACACCCGTCCCCCCCGGCATCAAAATAGATATTTCCATTCACCCACACCATGTGTGCGTGCCACCTATTGCTAGGGGATTCGTATGCCCCAAAGGCCGATGCTTGTTCGGATATTGAAAAAGCAATCATAAAAAGAGATCCATCCGCTCCCGCTTTTGTCATGTTTTGAGTATCCTCCCCCGTATCTAAAGATAAGGTACCATCGCCAGTAAAATTAAGGGAGGGCATACCCGTCTTAGAGCTAGTTTCTAAAATCCCTGCATTTACAATCCTGGGTTGCTTAATCCAAACCAATTGCTTAGCATGGCGATTATTCCCGCTTTGATCGAACCATCTTGAAACATATCCGCTATCAATGCCTACAAAAGTTGTAAGAGAGGCCACATCCAAATCACCGTTGGGCAAAAATCCAATATCTTGTTCGGCATTATTGGAAGATTTTCTAACCCTAATGGCCGGGCCGGTATAAGCATATGAAAGCCGCCTCAAACTATAAGCACCTGTAGGAGTCACACTTAAGCTCCCCAAAGGCGATGTCCAATAGGCCATTTGATCCCCTTCAATTAAAGATAAATCATTTCCCGATATTCCTTTTTTAAAAATAAGAAATTCAGTCAAAGACCCTGCAAATCCATTGTCCGGGCCTCCAGTTGCGTAGCCTATTAAAAAATTGTTATCAGTTGTTGCCTTAGTAGTTGAGGCGATACCCGTTGTTTGCGCCCGTTGAACCCCATCCCATCTAATTGATGAGGTTGTGGTATCTCTGATAAAAGAGAATTGGCCCCACAAATTATTTTTTGCAGAAGTTCCGACCGATACCCTAGCGCCATCCATCGGAGGATCGAAATAAGTGACATTATTTGACCAAGGGAAATGAACTGACCACCGATCCGTACCAGAACCAAAGGCCCCGAAAGAATCTGTGTTTCCATTCCAAACGAGCTTGACGGCCATTAAGAGAGACCCCTCCGCACCAGCGTTAGTCATTGTTTGAATCCCTTTTTGAGTATCTAACCATCTAGTTCCCATAAAATTAATAGAAGGAATTCCATTTCTGCCACTTGTCTCAATTTGCCCGGCATTTACAATTTGGGGCATATTGGCCGCCGTTGACTGAATAGCATTATACCCATTGCCCGATTGATCCTCCCATTCCCAGACGCCTACTGAATGAGTTCCTGCAAAGGAGAGAAGCGTGGCCGTATCTAAATCTCCGTTTGCCAAAAAATCAATATATCTATTTTGAGCATCGTCTCTCCAAACTCTAATAGCATGGCCGGTATATGCCCTTGAAAGTCTTCTCAATGAATATGCACCCATGGCACCCGATGCAACATTATCCAGAAGATTGCAAGTCCCATTGCAAGTGACGGAGGAAACCGAACAACCCTTTTTTTTAATCACATTTGCATTTGTAGCTATGGTCAAAGGACCACTTCCAAAACCGGTAGCATGATTACAAACCAAGGTTCCACCATTAACTGTATTGCCGCCGGTGTATGTATTTGCACCTGATAAAGTAGTTAACCCAGTCCCGTTTTTTATAAGAGATAAAACATTCGTACCGTTAGAAATGATTCCCGAATATGTTCCGCCGTTATTATTGTTTCCAAGCGATAAGGTCATATTGCTAGGGGTGTTTATATTTACGCTGCCACTGCCTGTGAGGGAATTAATAGCTACAGTGCCGCCGCCGGTTATCCTAAATGCACCTGTGCCGTTAATATTTACATTAGTCGTATTTGAAGGAACCGCCGAAGAACTTGGCTGTAAAGTTGCTCCGTCCAAAATTGAAATATTCCCAACAAAAGTATTAGCGCCACTCATTGTTGTCCTGCCACCTGCTATTGTTAAATTCCCTACATTACCCGAAATAGGTCCGGTAAATGTTGTACGATCCCCGGTGCTATCATTTATTGTCACGGACTTATTAAAGATCATATTGCCCGTAAATGTAACATAGGGACTTTTATAGGAACCAATTGTGACGGTCCCCGTTCCTAAATTGTTTACCGTGATATTATTTGATACGGTCCCACCATTTCCCCATTCCATTGTCGTGTTATTTGTTCCTGTATTGCTGTCGTTTATTGAGATCAGACCTGTACCCATTGAGGTTGATGAGGAACTATAAATAGACCCCTGAGAGATGGTAGTACCTCCTGAATAGGTATTTGCCCCTCCTAAAGTTAAAAGATTGGCCCCAGTTTTCAAAAGACCCTTACTTCCTTGGATAACTGAATTGATCGTAGAATCTTTATTCACGGTATAAGTGCAACTTGACAGATGGGTGGAGCAGTTAAGATTCCCTCCGGATATAGTATAACTAGCGCCTCCACCACTGGTAATGGCATCAAAAAAAATGCTTTCAAAATTTTGAGTACCGGTTACCGTAATAGTACCTGCTGTACCGACCGCACCTGCTTTCCCAATCTGTACATTGCATCCTTGGCAAAAGGGCGATCTTGTAGAACCATTATTATAATTCCAGTTTGCAGAGGTTGAGTCCCAATTTCCAGCGCCTTCCTGTATCCCACCTCCCGATCCTGCATCCCATTGGGCAGTTATTCCTTTAGGGGAGAAGTTTTGACCAAAGCTTGTTAGGATTAAGAATAAGAAGATCAATTTACATCCCCAGCTACGATTACAAGAGAGGCCGTTACTTGATAAATGGAGATTACTGAATACTGTGTCCTGGTCTTAAACAATCCAAATCCATTACCTAGGGTAACTCCTGATCCAGCTATTGTAACCTGTCCTGCTCCCTGCTGAACCACCCATACTGTGCAACCAATCTTTATAGCGCCCATTGTGACCGTGGCGGCGGTTGCACTATTTACCGAAACAGTCCCCCCGCAATCACCTGTTACAATAGTATAGTTTCCAGTAGGATTTTGGACCGTTCCTCCTGATGCCACAACTCCCCAGGCTGATCCTCCCGTGCCATTGGATATGATTGCTTCTCCATTTGCTCCTGCGGCGGTTGGCAAAGCATAAGGTGCTTCTTTAACCGCTGTCCCTGCCGCATTAACTACAACGGCACGATCTGCTGTTGTAAATGCTGTGGGTGCCGTAACTACATCTGCTGAATTAATCCCTGTGTTTAAAAGCCCCCTAGAACCATCCCCTCTGACTAAGGTTCCATTTAAAAAAGGGCTGGGCGCCGTAACGAGATTATTTGTGGAGATCCCTGAATCATTTAATCTTTTGCCTGTCCCATTGGCAAAAATAGCTATGGTTCCTACTGATGAGGTTGCAGGGCCTAATACATCCCCCGCCGTCTGCCAGGATAGAGTGCCTAAACCATCTGTTTGCAGAAATTGCTGAGCAGTACCTCTGTTTGTTGGAAATGTGGAGGAATTTGCCCCGACGTTAAATGTAGTCACGCCGGTAATGCTCAAATTATTTATCCCTGTCATATTTCCCAAATCATCTAAAATTACCTGGGAATCTTGTATCGACTTACCTGTGGTTCCCGAAAACCTAGCCAGGGCCATGTCACTGGCACCTAGAGGCCCTAGCACATCTCCGGTAGAAGCGGATAACCCTGAACCAGCGGTTCCGCATCCTAGGATTCCACAGTTAACAAAATGAGAAACGGAGGAATCGGTAAAGTCCACTGCGCCTTTTGAAAAAAATACTATCCCAACATATTTTGCAACGTCTTTTAAAACAGGGTTAAGGACATAAGAGCTTCGATTAGTTTCCTCCCCTGAAATGGCCGCGGTCAATGTAGGCCATTCAGATTGACAATATTGGGCCGCTATCGAGCAATCTAAATTTAAAAAAAGTTTCGCACATCCCCAATATCCAGCGGTATATGCGGCCCACATTCCATTATTGTCATAAACACCCGTGTCTATTGTAGTATCGGCCGCATTTACAAGACTTGACCTATTATAATAGTTAAAACTTGTTATAGTTTGACCCCCGCAACTCTTGATGTTGGGATTTTCGGTTAAAGCGTCTACTCCCTCATAGTAAATTTTTCCACTTGAAGTTAGAAAACCTTTATTTGTATTACCTGTAAAATTAATACCATTTTTCATCACTCCTAAAAATAAACCTAGATCCCTCACCGTGGCCCCTGCATCTAAGGCGGGCCCATTTAAATTATAAAAATCTCCATTTGTTCCATTAATTAAACCGATTACGATATGGGTCTTATAAGTCACCTCATTTGGCATCCCGGCCACAATTTCCGCTTGGCCTATTCCTGATCCCATGTCCGTTATATAAACCGTGTTCCATTGACTGGAGTCGGCCAAAGGCAATGACGTGGCCGCCGGCCATGCAATTTGAATGTATTGAGGAAAAGGGGAATTATTATTTTTAACGATTAGGCCTTGGCCTTTTGTCACGTCATAATTTGAGCCATTTTTTGAAATGACCCCTCCGCTAAAGGCCGATGTCGTCCAGTCAGGAGGGAATAAAAAATCCATGCTGTTATCAAAAATATCGTCTTTTATATTGGCCCCTGATACAAAATTTGCATTGGCTCGATAGGCCCTTAGATCGTCGTCTAAAATGTAGTCGCCTTTGTAATACTGGGTTGATGGTAAATAATCTTTAAAATAGGGAGAATTAAACCAGGAAGTGCCATCGTAAAATTGATCTTTCATTATATCACTGTTAAAAACTTCCGCACCTTGGGGAACACCTGTCAACGCCTGAATTTGGGCCGTGGTCATTAAAGGCTCAGGCCTTGAGGCCTGGGTTGTGGAATTTGCTAAAAAGGCATCGGTTGTCAGAAGCCCATTTGCATCAATTGTGGAATTGGTTCCCAATAAACTCGACCCAGTAGAATCACCCCAAATGGCTATGGAGGTTGGAGTAGTGTTAAAAGGCGTTTGAAGGCCGGCGAATCTCCAAACGGCCCCATCAAAAATTTTCCATTTTTTGGAATCGGTGGAAAAATAACAATCCCCTAGGCTTGGAGGATTTGCAGTGTCATTGATGGACCTTTGGGCATCGGATTGATTAGGACAAGGCCTAGAAGATAGGCTCGTGGAGTTTACCTCCAAGGCCAAGGCCGGTGAAATATTTTTTTGATCCCCAACTAGCATTTTAGGAGTGTACTGCTGGCCAAATAAATTAAAGGCCCAAAAAATAATTAAAATATGCCAAGCCATTTTTTTCGCCTTTTGGTTAAATTTTCAATTGTGCCTTTCATGGATTGCCATTCCTGAAAAAATTGATCTTGATTTTTTTTGATTTCGGAAATTTCATTTTCCAATTTATTTAAAACCTCATTGAATCCTTTTCCTTCCTCTTTTAATTTAACAAGCTCATCAATCGGGCCTTTGACTGATTCCCATTTTTTTAAAAATTGTTTTTGGATTTTTTTAATTTTTGAAAAATCGCTGTTAAAGGGCCCACCGTTTTGATTGAACATAAACTTTCCTTCCCTTTCAATATTCTCTGGGGAAACTTCAAATTTTTGCAGATTTTCCCAGTATTGCTTTTGCATTCTCTCAAAAATCGCCTTGGAATTTATTCCCGTTGGGGAAATGCCTGGGCCCCAACCTGGGACTATGAAAGCATAAATATTTGAGTCGGGTTGAATATAACCTCCCGCTAAAGTCGATGAATCGTATTTAACGGAGGAATTAGTCCCTACTGTGGTCACGGAAAAACTCAACCCGTCCATTAGGCCATCGGCCAAATAATCGCTATGGCGGTCAATTTTCCAATTTGAGCCGTCAAATCTTAAATACAATTGGAAATAGGTATGCATTTGCTCGGTATCGGATCTTCTAAAGGCCTGGCAATAAACCTCGATGGAAGGATTAATCACCCCGTCAAAAGAAAAATCCGAAATTGAAATGCCGCTGGCCCCATTTTGAATTGGGATTGTGGCAAATTTCGGAAATGTCCTACCCTCCCCCGACGTGGAAATATTATTTAATTTGGTTCCGATGTAGGATTTATAAATCATAATTAATCCTTTTTATCCGAGACTCTGCAATGGTTTTCCGTTAAAATTAATTAAAAAATTGATATCTGCTCCGTTATTTGATTCTAAAATAAATCGGATGGCCCCGTAATTTCCAACTTGATACTCGATCAAAAGTACATTGGCGTTTGAAAATATGTAGGGCATATCATCGAAGTTTTGCCAGTCGGATTCCGTTAACGTAGTAATATCCTGGCCTTTTCTAAAAACTGCATTGTACTGGGCCGTTATCTGTCCATCTAATCCGGTTCCTGAAAAACGAATCTCAAAAAGTCCCTCTTTATGGGCCCGAACATCAATAGGATCGGTTTTTATTTGGGCGTTTACTACATCGTTAAAAATTTCCTTAGATAAAAAATCCATATTAGTTCCTTTGAATGAGCCAAAAATTAGACTCTTCTAATCCCGAATTATCAGTTAAATTGTTTTGAGTTTCATCCCCCCATCCCTCGATAAATATTCCATACACGTCAGTGTTAATCGTAATATCCCCTTTAAAAAAAACCTGGGCCCATCCTGAGCCTTCCGATCCTGTAGCGAATACAATTGAGCCGTCAAGGACGGATTTATAGCCCCTCCCTTGCACTTGAAGGCATTTTGTCCATGTTAGATTTTCAAGCCAAGTGCGGGCCAAAAGTGTTATTAAATCGGTGGTAGTAGATGCATCGTGGGCCGCCTGGATTGATGAATAAACAGCGTCCCCATTGGCCACGTCGGTCGTATCTCCCACCACTATTCCCGTCACGCCTGGGGAAACAACACCTGATAAAAGAGCATCCCGAATATCGTTAAACCAATCTTGAGTGATCCTATAACCATCCCTCCTTATGGGAATGGTTATGGAGGCAAAAGGCCTAATCCCTGGTTTTTTTGGAATGACTTTATTTATTTTTTTATCAACCATATTTTAAGGCCAATTAGCGGCCCATCTCAAATAAAACTCTATCGTTTCCTTTCTCATATCTATTTTTCGCCCGAAAACTATCGTGGGAAAAATTTCCCCGTCATTTATATCAGAAGAGGCGAAAGTTTTAGTTGCTTTTGGGGGAATGATAACTTTTACAGATTCCAAAAAATACGGCTCCATGGCATCAAAACTTAAAGGAAGGGTTATGCGAAAGCCTTTTTTAAGATCGGAAAACTCCCCCGCATAATAATTCATAACCTTGTCGGCCTCTGCGATAGTGGTCACATACTCGAAAAAATCTATTTCAAAGGGCTTTATCCCGAATAAATTAGGGTCGGCCGCGGATATTTCGTGCCAGTCTGGGTCAGTCACTCCGTAAGGTTGTTCATTAGTCCATACGATTTTAGAAAAAACTCGGTCAAACTCCGGTTTTATTTTAAGATCCATTATGTTTTCAATTCCCTCCTGGGCATTCTGATTGAAGGCCTCAAGTTGGAAATTAGGCCTAATAGGATCAAAAACTATTTTTCTAAAATAATAAGTATCGTCGATAAAATAGATGTAGCCTCCTGCAATTGAAATCATATCGTTTAGGAGGTCTTTCAGATTTTTGTCATTGTCTATAGGAGGGGTCACTACAATGACATTTGGCTGATTATTGTCCCTGGCAAAATTCACATAGTCAGAAAGATTATTTGAAAGCGTGGGCAAATTTGCTTCTTCTTTTATGATTCCCCTTTCAACTAAGGGTAGAAATATTTGAAAGATAACAGAATGGGAATTTTTATCGGCCGTCTGAAAGGAAAAATTTCCAAGCTCATCAAGTAAAGAAAGGTAGCCTAAAACTTGAAATTGCAAAATTTGTAAATCGGAGTCCTTTTGCATCGGCTCATCAAAAATGATTCCCTCAAAAACTTTTCGGGATTGAATTAAATAAACATCTCCGCAAATAGTCCTTGCATCCCCGCAAATAGGATTTTTAGCGGCATCGTCCCATTCAATCCTTATTTTTGATCCTTTAATCTTATAAGGGAAAATAAGAGGTGAGGCCCCTATCGCAAATTTTCCCGTGAAATTGTCCACGTCCATTTGAAAGTTGGCATAAGAAAAGATCCCTCCTAAATGTTTCGGATCGTCTAGGGATTCATCAATGCTTGTAAAAGAGTCCTCTAAAATGAAATCAGATATTTCAATTTCGGAATAAAAAGGTGCGTCCATTGTGGCCGGGTCATAGGGATAACCAAAGTTGACTTGTTCCTTGGCCGGGGAAACGAAATAGCGAAATTTTCCCATTTAGACCACCTCCACTAAATCCAGCTCTATGGCCATTCCTTCATAAACGCCTTTTAAAGGAGTCGGAGCGAAATTGTTATTAGGTGAAACTAAGTAATAATCAAAAGGCCGATAGCCTTCCACGCTATTCCAAAACTCATGAGTTGATGAAAGGTTAAGATGGGATAAAATTCCCTCCTGTAAATTAAAAAGTCTCTGTAAAGCGGTCACATTGGCCGCGCTGTCAATGTATTGGATTTGAATTTTACAATTAAAGGCCCCGGCCGCATCAACCTTTTTAAATTTCCCCGATATAAGACGGTTAAATTTTTTAGATCGGTCAATCATTTGGGATTTTATTTTAGGATAACCAAAAAGGGCCCCTGCAAATATCTTTCTTGTTATTATAAACTGGCCCATTCTTTTAGATTCAAAATCTAGGCCTGTATCAGGGTCCACTTGTTGAGTGATATTTTTTAAATAGACTTTTCGGCTCTCCACTTGAGGGAAGCTAAAAACCGGGGCCACGAGGCTATTGGCCGTCTTAGAGGCGATTATAACCTCGTCTCCTGTGTCTTTATCCTCATAGGTCAAATCAAATGTAAGAAAATTGTTATCAACTAGCATGATAGAATCAAAGCTCGTGAGTCCATTTAATTGAACGGTAATAGAAACCGGGCCGGTTTTTGTAGAGCTCCAAATACCGTCAAGTTTTCTGTTTCTAAGAAAGGGAAGTAAATCAGTGGAGGCCGTAGGTCCTATGGGGTCGGTAGGGTAATCGCCATCAGTAGTTAAAACAATTCCCAGTTGATCCAGGTCGATCAAATTTTTCTCCCAAAAATAAATCTGTCCGAATGTATCTACAATCAAGTTAAATTCCCTTGGGGAATTCTAAGCCTTGAAATCCCCTTATCCATCCTATCCGTTAACTGCATCTCCAAAAGTTCCATTGCATCCCCTTTAAAGGCAATTTCAACCCGTGAGCTACCGCCTCCACCTCCAAGGAAATTTTTTAAATCTGTATTGGTGTCGGCATCTACAACTCTCTCACCGCTTGAGAGCATTGCCGGGTATTTGTCCCCTCGATACCCTGGAGGAATTTCGGTTATTCCGTATTGGAAACCTTTAATTGACTGGGCCAAGATTCCCGCAATGGAGAGGCCTCCCTGAATATAGGCCCATGTCACGGCCGGCGGCCCTAGGGGAACGCCTAGGGCCACGCCTTTGCTAACCCCTTCATACATATTGACAATTGCATTGGCCAAGGCCGCGGCCTGATTAACTAGAAAGGCCTCTTTAGATCCAGATTTTAAAAGGGCCGAGGCGAAAGTTTGAAATCCAGTGATTAAAATTCTTTCATGCTCGAAAGTTGTCTCCTTATCTTTTAATTCTTGGGCCGCGGCCTTAAGGCGCATTTTTCTTTCCTCGTCCTGGGCATGGATAAGGTTGGCCTTACTTCTTTTGTCGTAGGCCTCTTCTATTAAAATCTTTTGATCATTGAATTCGGATAAAGTTATTAAATGCTGTTCGTGGGATTCTTTTAATTTGGCCAAGTCAGCATCATGTTGAGCGTCTAATTTGTCGTCGGTGATTCCCCAGGATTCGTCAATTAAATCCTGTTTCTTTTTTAAATATTCGCTTTGGGAAATAAGCTCTAAATCAAAGGTATTGTCTAAGTTATCCTGTTCATTTTTATTAGATTCTTCCTCCATGGCAATTCTGGAAGTCTCCAAATCTTGAAGGGCCTTAAGACGGTCTTTTCTTTTAACAAAGGCCTCCGCATCCGCGGCCTTTTGATCGGCCAATGACTTTTCGTGAGCGGCCTTTCTGGCGGCCGCTTTCTTTTCGGCCTCTTCTTTTTCGGCCTTCTCCATTTCAGGACTTTTAAGAGGTATTGCAATGGGTGTTTCTTTTTCAATAACAGGTTTTAGGGGAATTTCAATGGGGGCCTGGACTTTAAACATATCAGGGAGCAGTTTATTGACTGATTCTGGGATCATTTTTTCAAATGCGAATTGATTTTTTTTAGATTGTGATTCAAGACCTGAGAGTTCCAATTTTAAACTAGCTATTTTATTCTTTATATTATCTACACTAAAACCACCGGCCACGAAGGCCATTATGTTTGAATCCCCGGCCTGTTTTGCTTTTTGCTCCCATTCTTCTAATTCCCCTTTTACTTCTTTTATTTTCTCTGTATTTCCATGAATGGTTTCCGTGTTTTCCTTTAAAGTTCCTGTTATTTTTAAAATCCCATCGGTGAAATTTTTGGCCCAAACAACTCCGTCTTTAAAAAGCTCTATTAACTTTCTTATGGCCGGCAAGCAATCCATGGCCAGTTCCATGCCTAAATTTTTTAAATCGGTTATAGTCTGATTTAATTTGAAATCGGTTGATTTTTTAACCTCCTCCGCGGCCTTGGCCGTTGCTCCTGCGCTGTCCTTATTGTCCTTCATGGCCTTGGTGAGATTGTCAAAGCCTCCTTTAGCTAGGGCCACTACTCCATTAACGGCTTGCATTCGAGGGAATAATAAATTCATGGCCTCAGTAGATCCCCCCGTGGCCTTTACGACATCGGATAAAACTCCCGTAAGGCCCTTCGCTTGCAATGCCTGGGCATTAAATGAAATCCCTAAATGATTTGCGTATTCCGTGGCCATCTTAGTGGGATTGATTATATTTTTAATAATCATTTGAAGTTGGGCCGTGGAGGTCTCCGCACTTTGGCCCTGTTTTGTCATGAAGGCCAAAGTCGTAGTCATTTCCTCTAGGGAAATATTGGCCGATTTTGTATAAGGGATAAGTCCCTTGGCCGCCTCGGCCATTTTTGAAAAAGAAGTCCCTCCGCTTTGGGCCGCTTTAAAAAGGGTATCTGATATTTTTGTGGCGTTATAGCCTTCTTTAGAATAGGCCTGAAGGTATGTCGTGAGAATTCCCACCGAATCAGAAAGGCTTACCATCCCACCTATGGCCGTCTCATTGGCCGCGGTTAAAACTTCCATTTGATTTGCGGTCCCCTGGATTCCGCTTGTCACGATATCGTAGTACGCCTTGGCCTGGACTGTGGCCTCTGTTCCATAGGTCGTAGATAAATCCTTCAAGGCCGAGATAGAGGCCTTAGTCATTTTTTCATTTTGAGGCAATACTGCATTTATTTGGGCCACGCCTCTTTCAAATTGCATGGCCGAGGCAAAGGCCTCTTTCATTCCTCCCGTAAATTTGGAAACCATTCCCGTTAAAATATTCCCACCGAAAACACCTAGAACCATGTTTCTGATATTTCCAAAAATGCCAGAAGATTCGCTTTCTGTTCTTTTAAGAGATGAAGTCATGGAGGCGGATGCTTTATCTACTGAATCAGAGGCCTGTTTCATCCCTGTGGTGAGATTGTTCACATCGGCCGAAAGTTTTACTACTAGGTCTTCTAAAACGGTCATTGAAGGGCCCTATTAGGTTTTTGTGCCTTATTTAAAAACTCATTTATGTTTTGTATTTCAGATCGGGAGGGAAGACTTTTTCCTTGGGAGCATTTAATATCTTTTAGAATCAACCATTCTTTAAGGGTCAAAGGCCAAAAGTCGGATGGATTAATTTCAAGTATCCCTACGCCGGCCCGGTATAGGTCATGCCAGAAATTTTGAGCGTCTTTGTAGGACTCTTCCTTTTCTTTTGAAGAAATGTCCTTTAATTGATCGGCCCGGTAATTTTCAATTCGTCGGATTGAGATTTTTTTTTTTGAGTCTTTTCCTTTTGATGCTCGGCCTCCCATTTTCCCGTGGTAGCAAAGGTCAAAAGGTCGGAGACAATGGGTACAAATTTGACTTGGCCTTCAATAATGATTAAGTCCCCTACTTCCTCATAAGAAAGAGGCGGGTCTTTTTGGTTTCCGTAATAGCCTAAGATTCCCCCGTAAATCACCGCGGCCAAATCTTGAATCCCGAATATCTTTCTCATGATTCTCTGGGCAATGGCCCAGATACCCACTTGAAGTCTGTTTTCGGCCTCGGCCTGGGCCAGGAAATTCATTTTAAGGAAATACTTTTTCCCTCCTAAAATGATTTCCTTTTCCCCTGCAAAGCTATTGGCCATAAAAATTCCTTAAATGGTGGGGTCCATTTCCTGGGCAGTGGCCACGTTTTTGGAAAGCCGGCCTGAGCTCTCTAATTTCATGCTAAAGGCCTGGGATGATTTAAAATCTGCGCTAAGATCAAGGGAGGAAATTTTGAATTTTCCCCTCCTAGTTATTTGGTTATCAATATCAACTAACAAAAACTCTTGGAGTAAATCTTTTTCGCAAATGATAGATACCATGTTAAAGGTTGCTGTTTTTGTGGCCACCCCACCGGCCTCAAGGGAAAAAGATCTTAAACCGGCCTTATCCAAAATTGTCTTATAGTTTTGGGAGTCGTGGTTACTTACGTCAATTGCCTCGGCCCCTAAGGTGAGTTTTTTAGTTTGAAGGCCAGCGAACATTTGGGGATATGTGGTGGGATCATAGCCGAATGCAAAACTTGTCTTTGCAAAAATTGACTGGGCCGCATCGGGCAGTCCTAAAATGGCCGTTTGAATCAAAGCAAAAGCGGCTGGGAAGTTATCTAAGGCCGTCTTAATTTGCTGGGCCGTGGAATTTCCATCGTCAATTTGAACTGAAATATCTTGACCTGTGACGGTCACCACTTCGGCCCCGGCCGTGCCTCCTGTAGCATAGGTCATGGTTAAACTATTTCCCGCGGCCCCAGGTGTGCGGGCCTGAAAGACAAGATCGGCTATTGTTAATTCGGCCTCAAGGCCTGGCATCGGGCCGACTTTGCATATTAAATATAAACCACCAAGCTCATAGGCCATGATTAAACTCCCTGAAAAAATTTTTTTTGGGTTAACCCATTATGAGCTTAAATCGGCTTATCCCTTGATAAACTTCAAGGTTATCAGGCTCACGGAAAACATTTTTGAAATTGCGATAACAAGTGACAAGGCCAAGTCCTGTGATAGAAATTCCCTTTCTTTCTAAAATTAAGTCAAGCTGTTCGATTATTTGATCGCATTCAAGGGTTCCATGATATTGGGAAAAAACGCTAAAAGTTAAATCAGCATCAAAACCTAGAGTCGTATGAGATCCATGATCCTTGAAAGTGAAAGGGCCTACCTTTAGATAAGGAAAAATTTCGTTATCTGGTACATAATCCCAAATACGGCTTCCAACTAAATCGGTCAGCCCGGTTGCACCTTGCAATGCCTCGAATATTTTTTGGTTGACCTGAAAGGTCGGGTCTCCTGAATACATTAGCGAAGTCCCTTTTTAATATAAAGATCCCTTAATTCCTTATGGATTTGATCGGCAAATCCTGGGACTATTTTATCATAGGCCGGTATAAGCCAGGGCCTGGCAAGCATTTTCCGAGTGCCAAACTCAAGATATTTTCCATAGGGAATATTCGTGCCAACTTCCCCCGATAATCCATTAGAGGCAATGTTAAATCCGATTCCATGGACTAAATTTCCCGTGTCGGTATTCGGGGGATAACCTGGCTCACTAGCAACATGTTGGATATTTTTTTTTAAATAAATTCTTCCTGCACTATGTGAAATCTGAATTGATTTAATGGCCTCGCTATGGATGGCCAAAATGGCCTTTATCAAATTGCTTTTTATGGTGTCGGAAGTGGATACCTCAAGGGATTTTAATTTTTTCTTAAAGGCCGCGCTATCCGGGGCCATTCCTTCGATCATTAAAAAATTTCCTTGGCCATGACTTCCATGTATTGGTTTTTTTCATCGGTAATAAGGGGCGCACTTCTTATTTCAAATGTTCTGATAACAAACATTTGATTTTTTTGAATGGTTATTTCAATCTTATTTCCCGATTTCACTTCATCGGGAAAGCGGTAAACTATCTTATAATCTATTTTTTGATCCAGTTTTTCATAACGATAAAGATCATAACCTTTCAAATGAATCAGTTTAAACCAATATTGACCTACTTTGGCCCAAGTATAATTAAACCCTCCCTGGGCATCCTGAATCTGCTGTTTTTCAAAAAGGTTTCCAAGATACCACCTTCCCTTTTCCATAGCTCACCCAAAAGTTTTAAAAGGACTAAGCTGAGCATAGGCCTTAGGCGGTATCTTAAGATCAGTTTCCGAATCCCCCCGGTTTTCGTACAAATGCATAAGAATTATTTGCACGGCCGATAAAATGGCCGGGTTTATTTGACTCAAATCCGAGCTACCGGCCTGATAGCTTATTTTTATGGAATCATAGGCCCTAAGATCAATAGGCCAGGAGGCCGAGCTTTGAAGTTTAAGGTAAAAGTTTTGCTCGTCTTGAAGTAGATAGTAATTTGAAGGGTCCATTAAGGTTTCAACATCATTTTTATCAGTTGTGTAAACCTCTAAAATGGATTGTACGGGCCTCTTTCGAAGTTTTATTTGATCCAAGGTCAAAAAGGTTGAGGCCCCCCAGGCATTTTTAAATTGGGCCACCGATGGCCCATTTTCTGTCTGCGTCCAAGTATAATCAACTAAATCAAAGCCTAGAAAGTTTTCAACTAAAGCAGTGGCCTCATCAATCATTTTAGTGATGAGGCCATCGTCGGCCGTGTGATCTACCCTTAAAAATGCCTTGGCCTCAGTCTGCGTCATTAAAGAAAAAGAGCCGGCCGCCTTTTCAAGATGCAGATTCGGCCTCTTTTTTGGAAATCATTCCCTGGGCCTCGTCATGAGGAAGGGATATAATTTCGCCGGCCTTAAAAGGGCCTTTAGAGGTTTTTGCGTCGATTAGAAGTTTGACCTTTACCTGATTTTGATATTCAGGATTTACCATTTTATTTTGATCTTTTTTGGGTTCTACTTTGCCCTTTTTTTGGCCGGCCTTTTTTTTTGTCATAAATTCCCCTTAAATTTTTTAAATTTTTCAATCAGATTTTTAATTAAACTTTTTTTTTTCCTTTTTTTCATCTAGCATCGGATTTTTTTTAATTTCCTCTTTTTCCTCTGGCATTGGAATTTCTTCTTTTTCTTCTTTTTCCTTTTCTCCTTTTTCCTCTGGCATCGGATTTTTTTCTTTTCCTTTAACTTCCTTTGCGGCCTTTAGCTTTAAAAAGACTTGGGCCAGCTCCTGGCCCACTTCAACTTCCTCGTCTTTTTTGTAAAGCCTAAGAGGCAAAGCAATTCCTTTTTCGTTTCGGTCTTGTCCTTGGATGTCTCTTAAAAATTTCAAAATCATTTTTTATCCTTTAGGCGGTTTTCATGAGTTTTAAGGCATCCCATTTTAGGATATCCCCGCCAACTCTGAAAGTAGTGTACAACATAATGAAAGGCTTATTGGTTAAATTATCCCTTATTAATCTTACCCCAAAGCGGTCTACTATCCTGTAAGCATTTTTCCAATCCCCATAGGCAACGCTTATAGAATTTGCGGCCACATCGGGCATTGATCCCATGATAAAATATTCATCCCCTAAAACGGTATTACCGCCTTCAAGGGAATACCCTGGGGCCCAAACTGGGCGGCCATCAAGTTTTACGGTTCTGATTTTTCCTCTGGTTTTCCTGTTAAAACACCACATGGCATTGGCCTCATAAAACTCATGGAGGCTATTTTGACAAGCGACTAGGCCGTCATAGGATGCCGAGGTCAAATCAGCGGCCTCACCGGATGCTATTTGTTCAATTTGGCCTAGGCCAGTTCCTGCGGGATAAGT